ACAAGATCATCATATTTTGGATGATGTCTAATCTCATATTTGAATTGTTCCCATCGAGATAGTCCATCACTATGTGACGGAGCAACGTAATTAAGCAAATTAAATAATTGCTTATCAACGTTAACTGGATAACCTAACTGTGTGTCCGTGAATTCTGTTGAACAGAACTCAAACTTTCCCACAGTGACCTTATTAAGAAGGCCGCAGGTCTTACCCAATCTCTCATACATAAACTCTGCATCAGGCACGTGTCTTTCAACAGTGTCATCTCCCATAGCGATACACCAGCATTTTCTGCTGGGAGCTTGCTCAAGTTGAATGTGATAAGCATTCATAACTCGTATGCTGGAATTTGAACTAGAAGTGTTGTACCACCCTGACGGCATAACACCGGGAATTGATTGCTTAAACATCAAACTATCTGAGCAGACCACGACTTTGCGAGTCATACAATGATAGTGAGCTCTGGCTATTCTTTCCCAACACGTTCCACGTGAATTGTTGAGATTAATTCTACGTTCCAAATCTGCATTAAAATCAAATTCTTGAACGGAAAAGTCCCAACCTTTAACATCGACCTCCATTATTTCATTTAATCTACCATCAATGTCAGCATTTTGACATACGGTCTGGTACATCTGAAACAACTGTTCATCTGAACCACCCATGCCAGGCTTGACTGGGATATGTTGGTAGGATTCAATCTCTGCTTTATTTTGTGCTGTAAACAGCAACCTAGCAATGATATTATCAACTAAACCAACACTGAAAATTAATCGAAGACGACCTTCCACAATTTTTGCTTGTTTATGAGGTTCATCTTTACCAAATAGCTTGATAGGATCACACAGACCCATTCTCACCAGTTCAACTGGATTCGTTACATCACAGTTGAAATTGAGCAACAAATTCAACCGCTCCACTACTGCTTCTTTTATTACGAAGTAGTAGTGCTCAAGGAGACGGTTGTTTTCATTACTTAGAGTGTTAAGAGGAAATCCTGGACTGGATTTTCTCTCAACGCCGTAACAGAGCACATGACGAAGTAACGTAACTTCCTCATCAATTCTACTCTCTCCAGCTCTGAACACTTCTTCAAAACCTGGTGGAATGTTCGTGTTTGGCAGATCCGATTGTAGAGCTTCTCTTGCTTTCGGGTGAAGATTACTATCTGAACGACGGTATCTTGAGGCCTGGAGATTAAGGGAACGACGCTCTGCGTCTCCCCCCCTTTCGGGATATCCCCACTCTGCAATAGAGCCCCTGAGTTGAATCGCTTTACGACACGCCTCAGAAACTTTTCTCGCTCCACCTGGGGCATGCATTCTAGCGCACTTTCCAGATGGAACGAATTCAAGTTCGGATTGACAACCACGAGTTTGGAGGTTAGTCCACTTGTACTCACCGATTCCGTAGAGCCAGGTGAGTCCTGGATTGGAGTCTCGACAGAAGAGAGGACTTGAGTCTTCTTCTTGTTCCTTGATCTCCTCTTCAACAGAGTAGGCGAAGGCGTCGGGTCCCGCAAGGACTGCGTACAAGTGGTCTGAGTTACCGGGGTTGTACTCAAAGCATCCACTCGCTTCTGCGGTGTGGGAGGTACTGGCGCTTTCTTCTTTATTAGAATTGGCGAGGTTCCCTTCACCATCGAT